CTTCAATAATGATATTGGATTAAATGATGATAGGGGGTTAAGACTTGGAAGTAATGATGATTCTGTTATTTTTAATGATGGCTCAAACACATTTATTAGAAATAGTACTGCAAACCAAGACATATATTTTCAAGGTAATGATGATGGTTCACCAAATATAACAGCCCTAAGACTTGATATGTCTGACGCTGGTACAGCTATATTCAATAGTAGAGTAGCAATAGCAAATGGTACGGCTAGTTTGCCTAGTTATACATTTAGCGGTGATACAAACACAGGAATGTTTAGACCAAACTCAGATAACTTAGGATTTTCTGTAGGTGGCACTCAAAGAGCATTTATTAGTGCTACTCAGTTTAATGTTAATACCAAAATTGTAGCTACAGAATTAGACATAAATGGAAACGCTGACATATCTGGAAACATAACTGTAGCAGGTACAGTAGATGGACGTGATCTTGCGGCAGATGGTGTTAGATTAGATACAATGGCTACTAATGCTAACAACTACTCACACCCAACAGGTAATGGTAATAACCATATCCCTAGTGGCGGCTCTACAGATCAAATACTTAAATATGCATCTGCTGGTACAGCTCAATGGGCAGACGCTAGTGGCGGAACTATGGTACTGCTAAATAGAACAGTTATGAATAGTACTTCTAGCTATGATTTTACAGCTATGAATAGCACATTGTATGATAGTTATTATATAGAGTTCGATGGGTTACAGCCCTCTAATGGTGGTTCTTCTCAACTGAGAGTATTTGTGAGTACCAACAGTTTATCATCGGTACTTAATGATACACAGGGGTATGGGTTCAAAAATACTAATGGAGCGGCAGTTGGAGGCTTCGGTAATTATGGTTATATGCTGATAGCTAATAGCGTTGGTGACGCAGGGTATTATGGCCCAAATATATCAGGACGATTTAAAATTATGAATGTAAATGGAGCGCCTAATACCGCTTACGTTATGAATGGTCAATCGACCAGTTTGAACAATTCTAATCAACAGGATAACTGTATCTTTGGGGCAATGCACGCTCAGTTTACATTAAGTTTACCACAAATAAACTCTTTTAGGATGAAGTTTAATTCAGGAACGATGGTTCGAGGTATAATCAAAACATATGGTGTACTTAAGGCATAAGAAAGGAACTAACAATGTTAAATCATAAAATAGTAAACGGTGTAAAAGTCTATCTTACTGAAGAAGAAAATAATCAATTATTAGCTGAGTGGGCGGCAGAAGAAGCTAAGGCTCCAGAGTATGTAAGGGAAGAGCGAAATAGAATACTTTCATCAGAAGTAGACCCTGTTGTGTCTAATACTCTACGTTGGAATGATATGACGGATGCCAAGCAAACAGAATGGACTAACTATCGTCAAGCATTGTTAGATATAGAAGACTTAGCTGGCTTCCCAAATAATATCACATGGCCTACTAAACCAGAATAAGGAATACTAAATCATGACTGAGAGTTGGCATCTTTCTAAGTCAGTACCAGTTACGTTAATCGTAGCTATCGTACTACAAACTATATCACTTGTATGGTATGTGTCTTCATTAGACTCTTCCGTCAAAAATAATGCTCGTGATTTAGTTCGCCAAGAAACTCGTATAAATACACTAGAGAAGACAGTACAAATGCAAGCTGTCTCTCTAGGACGTATTGATGAAAACATTAAAGCTATTCGTAACCTAGTAGAGAGAATGGCAGAACAAGATAATAAATGAAACTCTTACTTATACTATTTACCCTACTAATCGGTAGTATTGCACATGCCGATGATGATGTTATAAAGACTGACACTAATAGTACTATAACTTCAAATGGTTCTATGGATACTACAATCAATAGCCCACCACCATCGGCTATATCTCCACAGATAAGTGCAAGTAACTCTGACTTATGTACTGTAGGTGTAGCAGGGGCAGTACAGACACAGATACTAGGTATCTCAGCAGGTCGTACAGTACGTGACATGAACTGTGAGAAGCTCAAGAATGCTAAGACTATGTATGACATGGGCATGAAGGTAGCCGCAGTATCGGTAATGTGTCAAGACGAAAGAGTGTTTGATGCTATGATGAATGCAGGTACACCATGCCCTAAAGATGGATTAGTTGGTGATCAAGCTAGACTAGCATGGGATATGGAAGCAGTTAAAGATGAGATCGAACGAGATCAAAACGATGTAATCAGAAAGATGTTTGATGAGAACAGTGAAACTAAGATTGGCTTGGGTGTTATCTTTAGTACTCTTGCCTTCTTACTCCTACTCTGAACCATATACGTATGGAGCTACAGGTAATGCGGCATCAGGTGCATTAGGTTGGTCTATGGATTCTATCTTACCTAGTATCGGTGGTGTAGATATAAATGGATTACTATATAGATACACTACAGTAAAAGACCCAGATGCAGACATGAAGGTACATGTAGGTAATCACAACGCAAGTGGAGATGGTTATACATTTAGAGAGACTGATGACTGGTCTGGCGTACCCGGAAATACTATTGTTAAGTCTTTCCCTCTTTCAAATATACCAGCATCTAAATGGGGTACTGGGTTTGTTGAAGTTGAGGGTGAAGGAACTGTTAAAGATGCTGTTGTAATATACAACTACAGGTTAGACAAATGCTATGATCCACAGTCTGACCCATCTTGTGCAGGTTATGTAAAGCCTATGCCAGTATTACCAGAGGTTATAGTCTATGATGCACTAGAAGATGATGCAGTTGTAGATACACTAGAAGCTGAAGAGTTTCAGTATGACGAAGATGGTAAACTTATACTAGATGAAGAAGAGGAAGAAGAAGAGACACGCATAGAGATGGGATTAACTGCCTCTGCTAATGCTCTTACACTATTCAAGGCACAGAATCAAAGCGATATAATATTAGCCTTAAACAAACAAACTAATATCAATATGTATTACAATGCAAAGATAAACGGCGGTACACTAAACGATGCAGCTGGATTAAAAGATGGAACTATACCCGACAACAAGAAAGCCTTACGAAACAATTTAGCCCAACAAGTACTACATGAAAAAATGGTAGACATGCAGTATAACAAATGAGGAATACAATGAAATATTTAACAGCACTACTATCACTTTGTGCATTACCAGCATTTGCTACTGTAGATATTACAGGAAGCGTAGCCGCCAAGTGTGTTATTCAAGCAGATAAAGCTGGTGTATACGGCAACCCTATTGCCAGTAAGTTAAGCACAACACCTTCAGATGGTGGTGTACTACCTGTAATTAGGTTTGATGTATCTATTGCAGACTCATATACTGCAAACATAACTCACCCTACATCCTTTAGCTCTTCACCTAACCTTACAGATACACTTGCATGGACAGGAAGTACAAGTGTAACTAAAACTTCTGTGTCAGGAATGTCAGCTTATAATGATGCAAAAGTTGTAGTGGATAGTACCACTATCTTTAACCTAACTCTTGCAGGTTCAACATGGTTCTCTACTGCATCAAGTGCAATCTACGGTTCAGCTAAACCTTTGCCGGGAGGTACATACACTGCAGTTGTACAGGCTACCTGTATTGCTAAATAAACTAATCATAGCGTTTATGGGTTGGGCTACTGTTGTTTCTGCACATGAAATGACACCAGCCTATCCCATGTTAAAGCCTACGTATGTTGCAGGTGTAGTTAAAGCAGAGATGTCTTTGTTTAACTCACGAGAAGATGTAGAGTATTATCAGATAGATTTGTTTGATTTAAACTTTACAAACCTACCATTCTCATCTAAGTATAGGATCATTAAAGTAGGTTATAAAGAACGTAAAGATTTTATTGTGTATATACGTGAGTTAGATTTAGATGAAGCTACATATATTTGTACTACATCAAAGGTAAGAAAAAAGACAGACTCAAGAACTTTGGTTGTCTCTAGGATATGCTCACGTATTGATGGTGAGCCAGCATGAGATTAGCATTGGCATTATGTGTCGTAGCTAGTTCAGCAGTAGCTGAGAGTAACAACCTAGCTCTAACACTACCTAACCCACCAATGAACTATCAGTCAGATAGATTTAGGGCAGGTAACCTAGACTGTAGTAATGCTGTAGGTGGTGGTGTAAACTTAGAGTTTGGTGTTACAGGTGTAGTCAACAATGTAGGTGGTACATTTAATCCATCAAGTTTTGGACACCAAAGTAAAGATGTAGGATTATATGCCCGTGTTGTTATACCTCTTGATAAACCTAAGTCTCGTATTAATTGTGACGACTTGTATCAGGTAGAGTTAGCTCAACGTAGACTAGAGATACAGCAACTACGTAATGAGCTAGAAGCATTAAAGAACCTGCAACAGACAGGTGGTATGGACTTTGAAAACTAATGGTAGATTTAACAAACGTTGAAAGCCTAGCAGATAAAGAAGTAAAAGCTGGTGGTGTAAAACTAACAGCAAGTTCAGTACTAGCTATAATAGCTTTCTTGTCTACAGTAGTTGGTGGTTTGTACGGTGGCTTTACTCTATACCAAAAGATAGAAGAAGTTGCAGGGTTAGACTTAGGTGCATATCAGCAACAGATGGATGTAATGGATGCTAAAGTATCTGGTATATCTGAGAAGGTTGAAGAAAGTGTAGAATACACTAGAGATATTAAGAATGGTCTGAAAGATGATCTGTTACGTATCGAACAACAGACTGATAGAGTAGAAGATATGGTACGTGATAATGAAGACAAAGTACGTAAGATGATTGATGATGCTGAGGTACGATTTGAGAATCAAAGAGAACGTGTAAGAGTATCACAGACATCTTCCATGAAAGAACTAGAAGATAGACTCAATGCTAAACTACAAAGAGCACTAGATAACCCTTTAGCTGACTGAATTAACTTGACTTTTTAGTGTTTTTGAGTTAAACTAGTGTAATGCAAATAGATAATAATAAAGCTCTAGCAGATGGTTTAGAATTATTTAGACAAAGTAAATGGCATAAGGTTTATAATGTAGAAGACATCTACAGATATCTAATAGCTCCTATTAAACATAACCGTATTCGTATATACTATCAAGACAACAAGCCTGTAGGTTTAATAACATGGTGTTGGTTGAATAAAGAAGCAGGTAAAGATTTTCTTAATGACGAATATTATATTACAGAAGAAGATTACGTAGAAGATAGTAAGCAAGAGCTTTGGGGTATAGAGTTTATAGCACCCTATGGTAATACAAGACAGATTATGTCTATGTTACGTAAAGAATATCACAATACCTACACAAGAAAAGAAAAGATAAACTGGCGTAGACTGCACGATTCAGCCACCAGACATACTAAGAAAGTTTAAATTATGAGCAGACATCTTTATAACCCTCTTATGCCAAGTGTTCACTTCCTGGATCAGGCTGTTTTTGGTGGCGGTGGGGGTGGTGGTGAACAACAACAACAACCAGTTACTTATACCTCATCTAAACCAGAATTAGAAGGTCAAGTTTATGAATCAGAAGCAGCTATGAGAGCTGCTGAAGCGGTAGTAGATAAAGATGCAGCTGCTATTGTGGAGTATGTAAAATCTTTAAATGCAGCAGTATCTAATGTTACTGGTGATGGATTAGATACTATAGCTAAAACCGGTCTACAAATACAAGCAGCCAACGCTACACCAAAACCTGGTGTAACATATGGTGCAGAAAAAATATCTGCAGCTTTGAATTCTAAACTTGCTACACTAAATAAAACTATGCAAGATGCTCAGAGTGGTGGTGCAGCTGACTTAGCTACAGAGACTCGTGAGTTAGTTTCTCAAGCTATTACTGATCCAGGTTCATTAGCTAAATCACCTGATGTTTCAACTGTAGATACTAACCTTGCTGGCAGTACTATTGCTACAGGTGAAGGTGCTGTTACAGGTCCAGCAGTTATGTATGCTCCAGCTACTGTAGATTCTACTAGTGTAGCCGAAGGAGCTTCTCCTGTTACTGCTTCTACTATGACTGCTACTACAGCCGCAGATGCTGTTAAGGCGGCTACAGACGCTTCCAAAGCTGCTACAGGAACTGTATCTGCTGAGGGTGTAGTACAAGCTGCTACACAAGCTCCTACAACCACTGACGTATCAACTATAACTGCGGCTCAAGGTACAGCTACAGTAATGGATAATCCAGTACAAAGAGAGATACAACAAGGTGAAATAATTACTGGGGTAGCTGATGCTACTAAAGCTTCTGCATTTAGTGAACAGATACAAGCTGCTACTGCAACACCATCAGAAAAAGCTACTGTAAAAGGACAGCTTGATAATCTTATGCAAGACTTTGAGGGTGGAGCTACACCTGTATGGGCAGCTGGAGCAATGCGAAATGCTAATGCACAGATGGCGGCGAGAGGTTTAGGTGCTTCGTCTATGGCAGGTCAAGCTATAGTACAAGCGGCAATGGAATCAGCATTACCTATAGCTATGCAGGATGCACAAACTGTCGCAGGGTTTGAAATGGCTAACCTTTCGAATAGACAACAACGTGCTATGCTTGCCGCACAACAACGTGCTACATTTATAGGACAAGAATTTGATCAAGCTTTTCAAGCTCGTGTTGCTAACTCAGCTAAGATATCTGATATAGCTAACATGAACTTTACAGCTGAACAATCTATTGCGCTTGAGAACTCACGTAATGCTAATACGATTAATTTAAACAATCTAAGTAATAATCAAGCTATGGTGATGGCTCAAGCAGCATCTGTTGCTAATTTAGAACAACAAAATTTATCTAATCAACAGCAAGCTGCAGTACAAAATGCTAAATCTTTCTTAGATATGGACATGACTAACTTGAGTAATAATCAACAGATGGAAATGTTTAAGTCTCAACAAATAGTACAGTCATTATTTACTGATCAGGCGGCTGATAATGCAGCTAAACAATTTAATGCTTCATCTGAAACACAAACTAAACAGTTTATGGCTAACTTACAACAACAAGTACAACAGTTTAATGCTACACAACTTAATACAACAGAACAGTTTAATTCTGGAGTTACTAATGCTGCCCAACAGTTTAATGCTCAGGTAGAAAATCAACGTAGACAATTTAATGCACAGAATGCTTTAGTTATAGCTCAAGCTAATGCACAATGGAGACAGAACGTAGCTACATATAACTCACAAGCACAAAACCAAGCTAATATGCAACAAGCTCAAGCAGCTAATGCATTTACTCAAGGTACTATTGATCAGATATGGCAACGTGAACGTGACTTAATGGACTATGCTTACAAAGGTTCAGAAGCTTCTAAACAACGTGCCTTAGATATTATACTCGCAGATAAAAAATACGATGAATATGCAAAAGCTAGAGCAGATCAAGAGAAGACTGATAAGTGGGCTGTGTTTACAAAATTCGGTTTAGATTTACTAAGCTAGATAAGGATATATAATGTATAAAGATTTATTAATGACTGCTAGAGAATATGCAGATAGAAGGCTAGCTGAAAAAGGATTAGGTGGTGAGACTAAATCTAGGTTTAGGGATGAGAATGATAGTGATAAACTTATGTTACAAGATAAAGATCCTTTACCTTTGGTTAGTAAAAGAAAATCTTTAAAAGAAGATGATGATGTTGAAGAAGGTTTTCTTACAAAATTGTTTAGTGATATAAGAGAAGATAACTCTTCCCTATTAACTAAAGTTCTTGATACATTCAAAGGCAATCCTTTTCCTGAAGGAGTTGATGCTACTGCAGTAAAATTATATAAAGATGATTTAGAGTTTGAGAAGAATAATCCTATAGGTGATGCAGATAGTAGATCACTTATTACTACTGAAGAAGATGACTTACCAGTAGGTGAAGCTTCAGGACTTTCTGAAGTTAATGATGATGATACTAGTACAATAGATTTTATAGCAGGTTTTGAAAATACTACTAAAGAATCTTATAAAGCATATAAAGATGGATCTCAATACTCTATAGGATTTGGTACAAAAGCTAATAGTCCTAACGAAGTTATAAATTACGACGAAGCTAGAGAAAGATTAATTAAACAGACTAATAAGTTTGAAGATAAAGTTATAAAACTTAATCGTAAACATAATTATGACTGGAATAAAAATCAAATAAAAGCACTTACAAGCTTTGCATTTAATAACGGCTTAGGTGGATTAAATAAATTAATAGAAAATGGTAATCGTGGTAACGAAGAAATATCTATGATGATGCTTGAATATAATAAAGCAGATGGTAAGGTTACTGAGGGTCTAACCAAAAGACGACAAGCGGAACTCGATCTGTTTACACAAACAAATTCATAAAGGACTATAATAAAAATGTTTAGTGCACCTATTCCTGGTCAGTCATTGACCTCAGAACCAAAGAACTCTCCTTGGGAAAATCCACCTCAGATGAATAAACCTGAAGAAGCTGTACTCTGGCATTTAAAAAAACTTGATAAACCTAAATCAGTTAAGTCTGTTGTAGGTTTACTAGGTTTAGGTTTAGATTTAGTTACATTAACTGAGGGTTTACTTCGTGGTGCTGTTGCTGAAGGTAGGCATAGTATTGATGTAAGTTTACTTATAGCTCCTGTTATACATGAATATATAAAAGGTATTGCTGATGCATCAGGTGTTGAATATAATGAAGGTCTTGATGATGGTGAAGAAGAGTTAGACTTAAACATAGTAGCTTTAGATATGCGTGAAAGAGAAGCAGAAAAAGTAATACAAGAGTATAAAGATAAAGGTACTATAGACATGTCTGAGTTATCTACTCCAGATGAAACAGTAGAAGAAGAGCCTATGCAAGTTGATGAAGAACCTATTGAAGAACCTATGCCAATGGGTCTTATGTCACGGAGGAATGTATAATGGGTATGTGGGGTGGAATACGTCAAGGTATAGCAGATCAAAGAGCTGAGAAGTTAGAAGATGAAAAGTTAAGGTTAGCTACTGCCGCTGAGGAAAGAGCAGTAGAATTACATGATTTAAATATGAGGACAGGTAATTTAGATTTATTTACAAATGCTAGAAAAATGTTTGGTTCTAGTGGTGATTCGGGTGACGGTAAAAAGGTAACAGGTTCAAGAGAAGCATCTCTTAATCTTTTAACAAATTTATTACCTGAAGAAAGTGAGCTAGCGTCTAAACTTGTTAATCTTGATTTAAAAACTTTAAATGCAGGTATAGCTCTTGTTCAGAAAGAAAATAAAGATAGGTCTAAAAATGGTTATCCTATGCAACCAGATCAAATTGAAAGTTTATTGGGTGGTTTATATACAGAATCAGCTAAACCAGACTTTGATATGTTTAAATGGGCAGAAGAAAGTGGTATAGATCCAGGTAAAGAATTAACTCCTGGAATAACTTGGAAGCAATACTTTGATTCTGCTCAAGGTAAAGACAGCTATGTGTCTGGTATGTTTGCACCTATTTATGAAGCAGAGATGCCTACAGCTGCAGAAAGTACTCAAGCAACTACATTGTTTAGAACTGAGTTAGAAAACTCTCTTCGTAGTAGAATGGATGATTATAACAGACGTGTTAACGCAGGTGAAGATTTAGGTCAAGCAGGACAAAGACAATTTAAAGCTATAGAAGAAGCATTAAAATCTCTTACAGGTGAAAATAAAAGTACTTATCTTGCAACTAAGATTGTAGGTGTAGAAACTGTGATAGATTTCTTTGGTAGAAATCCTAAGTTTGCTAATGATAAATTTAGAGGTATGTTCAACAGAGGATTAGAGTTTGACTCTGATGCTACTGGTAATTTATTATTAGCTCAAGCAATTAAAGCTGGTGTTTTTGATACAGGTGATTCAATTATTCGTGGCGGTAAGAGAATAACTTTAAGCGAAGAGATGAAAAATAAAGTATTAGCTCTAGATATTAGGTGATAAATGGAAGAACTTGATTTAGAACTATCAAATATTTTTGATGATGCAGTTGAGATTGAACAAGAAGTAGATCTTGAACCTACTATACCTGAATTTAAAGATGGTAATACCACACTAAATGATACCCTATCAGAAACATTTAATGAATTACCAGTTGATGATAGTGAAACTTTCTCTGATATCTTTGATCAAATGTTTGAGGACGCAGAAGAAGTGCCTAAACAAAATTTAGGTTCTACTGTTGAAGCTCCTTATGTAACTCTTATGAGAGAAGTAAAAAAGTTAAGTGCAGATGGACCTATAGATGAAGAGGTTGCATTAAATAACCCTACGATAATGCAGGGCATAAAAGATATTATGAAGTCCAGACGTATTGGTACTACAGACTATACAGCATTTGATGAAAAATACGACAGGGATTTATCAGGTAAAGAGTTGTATGAAGAGTGGCAAAACTGGATGAGGTCACTTGAAGGTGGTCAAACCATAACAAGTTGGAATGATTTTGCATGGTCTAAACAAAGTAATGATGCAGACAGATTTTTATTAGGTGCATCTTTAGAGTTGTTTGATGCAGGTAGAAATATATTTGATAAAGATACTAGTTGGACAGAGTTTGGAGATGGCTTAAGAGACTATACTAGAGCTGCATTTTGGGACCCCACTACAGCAATAGGCTTAGGTGTAGGTAAACTTTTCGGTACAGCTGTTGCTAAAGGCACTGTAGGTTTTGCTATGAGACAAATAGTAAAAGAACTACGAGAGGATTTAACAAAGAAAGGTATTGCAAAATCTGCTATTGATCAACAGGTAAGAAACACACTTAAGCAAGGTTTTAAAAGTGCTGGTCGTCAGAGATTAGGTAGGCTTGCAGCTATAACGAGTGTAGATATAGTGTCTTCTGTAGGCTCAGATTACGTAAATCAATCTCTTAGGATAGGCTCTGGTATACAGGAAAAATATAGTGCACCTCAATCTGTAGGTTCAGCAATGGGTGTTATACTATTACCATCTTTAATGGCTAGTATGAGGGCTGTAGACTTAGGTACTAAAACTGAATTTATAAAAAGATATCTACCTGATTTTGCAGCATATCAAAACATATGGAATAAACTTGGAGGTCAATCAAAATCTACAATAGAAAAAAATATTATGGATCAGGTAGACTTATCTAAAGTTAATGGTAATCTTAAATCAGTTTTTCAAAGGTTTAAAAATGATTTGGATTTAAAAGAATTTTTACCTTACATGCAAGCTAGGGATGAAGCTGAAAAATTAGTTACTAAAAAAGATATAGCAGGTAATCCATTATCTCAAGAAAACTTTTTTGAAATTACACTAACAAATAATTTTATTGAAGCTTTATCTGAAGCAGGATTTAGGTATGCTCCCCGAGAAGCAGATGATAATGTATCTAAGTTTATAACAGATGCAATGATTTACCTTGATGATAGTACAGTAGATAGTTTAAAGAATGCTTTTACAGAGCAGTTTGGAGAACTACCAGATTCAATATCTAAGATAACTAACTCTAAAGATTTATCTGCATGGTTTTTAAATCGTGGTAGATCTGCCGGTCAAACTTTAGGTTATAGAAGTCAAATGTCTAAGTTACTAGGTAAAGAGCCTGGAGATATAACAGTCGCAGATCTTTTATCTGCAGCTCAAGGTAATGCAGCTGAAATTAAACCTGGGCCACAACGTGTAAAATATCTCCAGTCTATATGGAAACGTATGGTAACTTCTCACCCATCTACAATAGGTTTGAATGTAAAAGGTTGGGCTTATACTCACAACATGGGTATAGCTTCGGATGCAGTCATGGGGTTTTTACACGCTGTAAAATTTGAAGGTAAAAAATCAAAGGGTTCTTTACTAGGTGCTACACGTAAGGGTTTAAATCTTTTAACACCAGAGGCAACTATAGATTCTGCTGATGCATATATAAAACTATTTCCAGAAGTAGGAGAAAGATTATATGCTGAACGAGCAGGTGGTATAGATCACTTAAAGATATTAGAAAACTTAGGGTTAGATCCAAATGCTAAAGTTAATAAACTAACTGAAGCTAGTATTAGTAAACTACAGAAGTTTATGGGTGTTCAACTTCAAGATGAAATAACTAAAAGTATTTCTTTCATGGGTGAGATAGATAAGAATATACAAAAACATTATGGCATGGGTTATAATAAGTTTATGAATCAACCTGATGCTTATGCTAAAATGTTCAGTGAAGATTATTTATCTAATGTACTTGAGCCTTCTTTAGCTGTAGCTAAAAGAGAAACTTATTCAACATCTTGGGCTGGTAATCCTAATCAAACTTTTATGGGTATGTTGGCTAATTATGTTGAAGAATATTCTAATAAAGCTGGTACTGGTTTACTGCTTCCTTTCGGTAGATTTTTTAATACAGCTACAGCTACATTAGGTGATCACTTACCATTAAATGCCCTTAGACACATAGCTCTTGGTTCTTTTCAAGATAGTAGAGGACCTAAAGGTATAATTAAACGTGCTTTAGATGATAAAGGCACAGAACTTATGGCTAAATCAATAGTTGGTGCTGGTTTAATATATGGAATCAGTGCTGATGGAGAGTCAAACTTTACTAAGTCTAAAGATAAAGTTAATAATGGTTTAACTTGGAATCAAATAGAACGACCTGATGGTTCTATCGCAGATATAACTGCAGAATTTCCAGAAGCTTATGTTCAGATAATATCACAAGGTCTTGCTCACTTAGAACTTGATGGTAGAATACCTCCAGCTTTACAAGAGGAAGCTGGGAAAATTATGCTTAGTAATGTGTTTAGAGACTCAGGTGCTGTATACGAAGCTTTAAAAAACTATATGGGTATAGTAGCTGATGGTGATAAACAACAAGTGTATAAAGCTTCATTAGGTATATTATCAGACAGTGTAAGTAAGGTTGCTTCTGGTGTAACTAGACCAGCTGAACCTTTTAATCAAGCTCTTATGTTTTACAACGATGACTTTGAACAAAAAAATATTAACTCTGGTACTTCTATGCAAAAGCTTTACAATAAAAGCTTTAGATATATCAATCAACTAATACCTCCAGTCGGTTCAGTAACCACTAAATCTATGGCAACTAAAGATGATACTTTTGTAGACATAGGTAAGACTTTAGGTGGTGTTAGGTCAACGTCAGGTCCAACTCCATCTGAAAGAGTTCTTGGTTCAATAGCTGAGAAGCCTTGGGAAGCTGTTAAATGGGGTGGAAGCGCTGAATATAAAAACAGGATGAATGGTTTAGTAAGTGAGATATTAAACTTTGAATCTACACTACTTATTGAAGACGGATTTCTTAAGTTACCTTTAACTAAAAGACTTGAAGAAGTTAAAAGATTAAAAGAAAGAGTTAGAAAAAGAGCAGTATCTGCAATAGCTACAAGTACTAATGTGAGAGATAAGATATTTTTAATAGAAAATAAAATAAAAAGATTATCTGGTAAAAGAAATAAAGATTTACTGTACGTCTTAGACTATCTTGAATATGATGGTGGTATTGAAGATATTAAAGGAGAAGTAGGTGGAGAAGAAAAATTAGAATTTATATTAATGCTGCTTGAAAATAAAGATGAAGGTATTTTTAGGGACATCTCAAAATAAAGGGGCTGTAAAGCCCCCATCTTTTTTTAATCATCATCTTCTAATATGTGATCAGCCCAACCATAAGCTTCACGTTTAACTTCCTCAGTACGACCAGCGCCCCTACCACTTGCTAGTATACCCGACAAGGCTTGACCTGTCAGGTATAGGCGAGAGGTTAGGGGTTTTTCTTTTGGCCTATTCTTTTTAGTATAGGCCTTGGCTTCCTCTTCTAGAGGTGGTAAATTATTCTGCTCTGCTTTAGTTGGTCTGCCCATGTATCACCCTATTTATATTTTTCTGCCAGTGCTTCATTCATTCTTTTAAGATACCATTCTGCTTTCTTCATGTCCTCTACACCATTACCTTTGTATCTATATCTATGTTGATACTTAATCATGTTGCCGTGACAGTAAGAAATAAATCCATCTAACCCAAGCACTTGTCGTATATAGTCAATACATTCTATACCATCTTGGTTATAGTGCGCAGGACGTTCTACTGGATCAAATGTTTCTTGATCTTTCATTATGTGAAACTCCTTCCATTTAGCCATTATGTATTCACCAACTCTGCTGATGTATAAGGAATGTGAAAGAACAGTTCACCTTTTTGTATGTACCTACCCTTAGCTTCTGCTAAACTTTCTTGAGTTAGCAAGGTATCTTTGATACGCCATACTTGTTTCATATCCTCACGGAATACATAGAAATTTAATACCCCATTTGTACCATCATACTTATCCAGTAAACGTTGTTTACGTTCTGGTATACGGATCTCAGACCAATGTGTAGGCCAATCTTCTTTCCAAGCTACTTTGACTTCAGCCTCATTGAAATATGTATATCCATCTTTCTGAGAGACGACATCTACAAAATAGTTTTCTTCGGTATTAACTATAGTATGTCCTTTTGATTCCAAAAGTTTAACCAATGTATCTTTAGCTTTCTTATCGTAAGCTTGGTACAATGCTCTGCTAAAGTTTTTTCTTACTGGTTTCATCTAGGTATTCCTTTAGTTCTGTGTAGCCCCCAAGGTGAGTGCCATCTGGTTTAAATATTTGTGGTACTGTAGTGTACCCTGATTTACGCATTAAAGTCAACAACCATTTACTACTTGCTGACTGCACATTATATGTTGTTACTTGACTTCCTGCAACACCTCTTAGTAATTGTAAAGAGGCATCACAGAAGTTACATTGGTTTCTAGTTATTACTATCCACATTAAACTAAGTCAACTATCTCACAGCTATCACCACTACATGCTAGTGTTTGACTACCTGCAGTATTATCTTCTTGTTCATACTCAGATAGTTTATCCCAATCAATACTATCAGGCATCTTGTCTAAAAGAATGTGATAGTCTGTAGCTAAACAATCTTGGTAAGGTGCTTGCTGATAAGTGTGTTCATTGAATGGTAAGAATGATACACCTGACATCTCATCGAAATGTTTATACACAAACGCACCTACCTCAAACCACTCGTTATTCTTTACGTTAATCGTAACAGACGGTTTATGTTCACACCATGATCGTTGATAAGCTAACCACATCTCTAGCTGTTCTATGGCAGACATATCAGCAGTAACTGTTGCACCCTCTGGAGCTTTCATAGGGAAGCTAAACACAGTAGTCTGGTCAGGCTTCATTACGTCTGGCTCATTAGGTATACCTTGATCCATCATGAACTGTGTCAACGGGTCTTTGTTGTCTCCACGTACAGTGCGAATATAATAGGCTGAGTGACGAGCGTGTATGCCACTGCTAGAGTCAACCAGTTGGCTGACAGTACCGCTTGGTTTAACACAGCTGATAGCAGTACTGACAGGGATATCAAGGCGTTCAGCCCACTTAGCATTAGTAGCAACGGCGATTTGTTTGAGGTGTTCAAGAGTTTTCTCCAGTCCTTTGTTAGCTTTTGTGGTTAAAGGGTTATCCATGATACCTGTCATAGATACACCAAGTAATCTTTCTTCTTCAGTATTGTTCTGCCATGACTTACGTAAGTATGGGAACTTAGTGAATGATGATTGTATTGTACCTAAGATAGTAGCTATACGTACCTTACGTTCTAAGTCTTCTGTACTATCAGTAGCTCTTACAACTACCTCTGTTAGATTGCAGAATTGATTAGGCCGTAAAATTATTTCACTACATGGGTTAGTCCCGAACTCAAAGTTAGGGTCACGTCTTCCATTCTTAGCCGCTTGTTTCTTAGATGCTTGTCTGTTGAAGATACCACGTTCACCTGAGCCTGACTCAACTAACGCCATCCACTCACGCATGAAAGATAAACTGTCAGGCTTCTCAGTATATGACACAGAGTTGTTAGCCAAGGCACGTTGAGGATCATTGTCCCACCATGAGCCTGACTTAGCATGTCTCATACGATCATCAGATAGATTAGATAGAGAGATCATAGCTGACCTACGTACACCACCAACTACAACTACCTCACCAATCTTACACATGATGTCGTGACATTCTAGTGATGATAGTTTACGTCCTTTAGCATCTTTAAATGTCTTGATAACAAAGTTGAATAGATCAATCAGAGGCATTGGGCCTGATGCTCTACCACCAAATGTCTTTAGCTTTGCACCTGCAGGTCGTACCTTAGACACATCCCATCTTGGTATCTCACCACTATAAAGCAATGCAATCATTTGACGTAGTGACTTAGCCCAACCTTCTTTACTATCTTTAACTACGATAGTGGTTTCACTTTCATACAAAAGCTCAGGTACTTCTGGTAGCTTAGTAACTGATTGACGTTCAACAGAGAAGCCAACACCAGTACCACACAGTAGAATAAACATAGCTTCATCAAATGCTTTGACATCATCTACTGCTAAGTATGAACAGTTATAACCTGCTGTATTGTCACGAGCTAAAGCTGGACCGGCTGTCATTAATGCTCTCATAGAAGGCATAACTTCTAGTCCTAATATGGCCTGTTCAATCTCAGCTATCTGCTTAGGGTTATCACCTAATGCTGGACGTACTAGGTTCTTCATGTAGCGATCCACTGTTTCACTCCATGTCTCCCTACGTCCTTCATCATCAAGCCAACGAGCGTAACGTGACTTATGTATAAAGGATTGATAATCCGTTGGTAGTGTGTTGTTCATCTATTATCTCCTGACCCTTGTATTTTGTTTCTGTTCTTACGACTGGATAACTTCTCGATATTTATGTCGGCAATCTCATCAAGGTTATAACCTATATCATTAGCAAGATTAGCTAAGTACCATAGTACATCACCTAATTCTTTAGCTACTTCATGCCTGTTAAAAGTACCATCACGTACTTGCTTCTTAACTTTCTCAGCTACCTCACCAGCTTCTCCACAAAGCCCCAACGTAGGGTATAGGACTTTGTGGGTTGCAGGGTAAATAGCAAAGCTTGCAGCTTTTATTTGGTATTCTCTAAAACCAATAGCCATATTCTTTCCTTTACTAGATTACTTTTTATTTTTTATCTTCGGCTTCATCTTTGATACCTAATGAATCTTTAAGTTCATTAGTCTTCATATTTTGAATAGCCCTTACACATTGTCCCATGTGGTCAATAAGTGTAATAGAGTTTTGACCTAAGTTTAAGATAGACACAATCTCATTTTGTGCATCTGTAAAATCTTTAGTATCAAATTCTTGTTCGTCAATAGTTATTTTAGTCATGCTGTTTTACCTCACAGTCAGTTACATTTATGTCATCTATATCATACAGATGATCTCGGATTACCTCACCTAGTACGGCAAGATTATACTTAGGGTCAACCTCTAAAAAGTTTGCAGTTGGGTCAACCTTAATTATTAGATTAATCTCATAGAGCAAAGTGAAAGCTCCTAGTTATATTTAAGTTGATGAACAAGTCAAGAATCATTTGTGTATCCTGATATTATTAATGGTTCTATACTGTCATAGAAATAAGATGACCATTCGTATGCGTCATTGAGTTCTTCAAAATAAAAATTACCATCAAACACATCACCATTCATTTCTGCCTTACATACTAATACGAAGTTAGCATCATCAGGCCAATCATCACTATCAGGAGTATCATCTCTAGATGTTGGCCCAGATATTATACCCCAAATTTTAACACTCATTTTTTCCAGTTCCTTAATAGCTCCATGTAATGATCTATACTTATCATAACTATCCACGGTTGTCTATCGGATCTATAAAAAACTACAGGTTCACCTTTGGCATGATTACTTGCTTGATCTATGTAACCATACGCAGTCTTGAAGCCAGACTTACGCCTCTTAACTTCTATTGTAATAGGCATAGCTTTACGTGCGGCTGGTGACAACTGTATGTCCTCACCTGAGTCGCCCATAGTAGTTGACTTGATGTCATCAGGTTCAAACTCAGGGAATGTTTCAAGTAACTTATCCCTGACTTCTTGTTGACCTGTTCTACCTTTGGCTTTACCCGCCCTCGACATCAAAGATCTCCTCTACATTAGGTTCTTTCTCAACATGTACTAAGTACTCAACACCATAAGAGTATTGGAACTTACGTGCATTAGGCCAACAAAGGTTCTTGAAGTCACAGTAAATACATGACCTATCTAACTTAGTATTAGGACTAGTTTTGCTGGCAGGTACTGGTGATATACGTTCATCAGGTATTTTACCTGCAACCAAAGATTTAGCATATAGCATATCCTTTTTCTTAGTCTTCAGTTCTTTACTGAAGTCATACCTATCTAGACACATCTCACCTGTAACCTTATTGATCACAAGGAATGCACCTTCTTTTTTGTTTGTTACAAGTGGGTCTTCTTTACCTGCATAAACATAGGACGACAACTGAGATACATATCCAAATGGATCTTCTTCTCTTAGCTTACCCTCTTTAAATTTTTTAAACGAGTAAGGGCTAGCTGTCTTAACATCTACAGTCATACCATCTATAACAGCATCACGATGCCCCTTAATGCCATGCACAGACAGTCTGTCTTGCATACCTACACAAGAATGACCAGAGGCTTTCACCATAGCTAGTATAAGCTCTTCTATCATATCACCATAGAAAAACATCAAGTACTTTTCAGCCTTAAGTTTGATACCTTCTTGTGCTTTGTTTACTTTGTACCACAACTTTCTGTCACAGTCAGTACCAACACCAGACAAGGATAAGTATCCTCTCGGTGCTTGTGGTTTACTAAATCTTGCAAGTGCTGTATCAGACACAGCTTTGCCCATCTCAGTACTAATGGCTTCATTCCAACCACCAACTCCTAAGAGTACATCTTCAAGATCTTTTATTAGTGTATCTATTGTTTTCATATTAACTCCTCAGTTAAAAAGTGGGGTAGGAAGAAAGGAAAGGAAACACCTACCCCACAAGTTGTGCTTAGAACAGTACCTCGTTCCCAGCCACAGGTTTAGAATCAGTTGAAGGTGGAGGAGAATCACCCTCGTCACGAACATATTCAACATGCTCTAAGACTTTAACTTTATCTAAACGTGTTCCAACTATATTTGGTTTAGAGGTATCATACACTGAAAGTAATACTTCAACAATAGAACCATTACCTATAGTACCATCTACATCATAGTCCCAAGGCGTATCATCTGCCTTGACAACTACAGGCGCACCACTATCCCAATCTTTTCCTGTGTTAAACTTACGGACAAATCTAACTAGATGTCCTCTTCCTTGTGGGTCAGGTTTACCCTTCTTAATAGAACGAGATGCTTTAAGTGCTGCCATATTATCTTCATCTAAGATAACATCAATAGTACATGCACCATCGAACTCTCTATAAGCACCATCATATCCTAGCATATCTCTATTGCTAGCAAATACTTTTGCCCACTCACCTATACCTGTTAATTTTACTCTTCTTGTTGCCATAATTGGACTCCATTTCTGTTAATGTATTTCACTATACGTGTTACCGTACTGTACGTCAATACCAAGGTCAACATTTAATTTGAGTTCTTGGTTAACTTTTTCAATAGCCCAGTTAAGTGTTGCAGTATGATCACTCTCATCACCTACCTTAACTTGGTTAATTGACTCGTCGTGAAACTGCCCAAGTATATTGGGACGTTTCGTCATGTAGTATGCTACCCACTTGTCAAAGCAATAAGCACCTGTTGATTGGTTAAGGGTAGAGAATACATCCTTCTCATACCTAAGACTGTGCCAGAACTTACTGACTGGGTTCTGTACCCACATCTCGTTGTTGATTGTACGAACTAGTTGAGACTCAGAGAAAGCTTTTACTGACCAGTTACGATCCCAATATGCAGATAACAAAGCAGCTGCTTCATAGACTGGCATACCTGTGGTACGTGATAACTTAGGCGCACCAACACCATAGGTAGCAGAGTAGTTCACCACTTTATAGTTCTTACGTAAGGACTTGAGTGAAGTCTTACCTGAGTTGTGATCATCAATTTGTTTTTGAGTCACAGCTCCAGCATGTTTAGCTAAGTCAAGGTGAGGATCAAAGCCTTCCTTGGACATCTCTTCAACATAATCTGGGTCGTAAGGTTTCATGTAATGACGCTTAGTCGTATCCTCTAAGGATGTCATATCAGCACCACACAGTACATAACCATCATCAGCTATCAAGCAACCACGTATCTCCTTACCCCAAGGCTTATCAACACCTGGTAGATTTACTAATGGCTTCCTATGCTTGAAGCGTAAAGTATTAGTAAGACCTGCAATACCTGCCTTAACATACCCATCACGTTCACACTCAACAAATGCTTGAAAGATAGACAGTCTGTGTTGAATAACAGTAAGACCATCAAGCACAGACACAGAGTTGTTAGTCTCTGCTAGTAACTTGACTGAGTCAGTAAGCTCACCATCCTTACGTACTTGAGGAATAGTTCTCTCACTACCATCATCTTCTTTGACATACTTATGAGTACAAGGATTCCAACCTAAAGAATACAACCAATCTTTAACTTGGTCGGACGAATTAGGATTAGGTTCTTCCCAACCTTTGACGATAGAGACAGGCTCATCGTGGTGGCTAGGTAGTCCATACTCTGACAGAAGATCGAACCACTTCTGACCATGAGAAGAAGGTGTACCATCTTTCTTAAAGCATACCTTTGGCTTACGTTTGATTGTCATTATCTTACGTTTAGGCATAACAGTCTTAAGTTCTGCCACCCTTGATTCTTGTTGTTCAATCAAGGTTGTAATACTAGAGTCAGCTAAAGACTTATCAAGCTTCCAACCTGTACGTTCAGCTATAGATGCACAACGCATCTTGAACTCTAAGTACCTAAAGAACTTATCAAGTAATACATTGTCGTTATAGATAAACTTAAATCGTTTGACTAAGTTATTCCATAATGCCCAGTTGATACGTACATCCTCTGAACAACGATGGGCATACTCTTCTTGAGTAAGATTTTGCCAATCATCTATTACAGGTTTAGGTATACCAAAGTCTTCACCAAAGCTATCAAGTCCATGCTTTGCTCTGTTGTAATTAAGAACCCAAGACATAGGTAAGGTGTCGAACAGTCTAGCTCTTATCCTAATACCAAGTAGCTTCTCAAGTAAAGGTACATCATAGCCAATTATATTGTGGCCAATCAATCCTTTCTGAGATAACAATAGCTTACGCATATCATCATACTTGAACAGGGTTACAGGGCTTGAACCATCAGCGGTATAAGATAGACAATGTATTCTAGTAGCATCTTCCAAAAGGTTATCAGCTTCTACATCAAATACTATCATGCCGCAATGTCACTCCTATTATATGGTGCATCTTCAGATAAGATCGTAGTGTCTGGATCATAATATACTGAACCTGCATTACCTAATTTAGCGAATGGTCTGTTCTTGTCAACAATAAAGGTTGTGGTATTTTGTAGCACCTCATCTTCAGTCTCGACATCACGTTCAATCTTAATACAAATGATTGCTTCTTCTTCTAGTGAAGCCGCATACTTTGTACGTCCATCATCATTCACCTGTGATATAAAGATTACACCAATGTTTAACTCCTTGGCTAACTGTGCGGCTCGTGAACCTAATGTAGTAAGTACACTGGTAGCACCATCAACACCTGAGCTAGATAGATAAGCAAGACGTTGTACATGGTCAATGAATATAAACCCTGCACCATACACAGTAGCCGCAAGACGTATGTAATCAAGTAGCTTTAGTGGATCATCATGGGACATCATCTCAAAGATAATAGTACGTTCACCTTTAGTCATCTCCTTAGCGGCGGTGATAACTTCTTGTTCAGACACATTGTTTTCTTTAGCATCATCTTTAGTCCTGACGTTGACACCTAGTTGATATGTAGCCATTGATCTATAGGTAGTAGACTTCATCTCTTCCATGTGTAGTAAAGCAACACGGCTCTCTTCGTCACGCAGTAGGCCTGTCTCGAAGTAACGTATCACCTCTGTCTTACCAGTACCTCTTGGTGCTTTGATGAATGTAATACCACCTTTGACCATACCTCTGATCTTATCATCAAGACCTGTATGACCTGTAGGTACATACTCATATGGGTTCTCATTAAGGATAGCATCTTCTACATCTTGATCAGAACAGAAGAAGTTTTCTGGTGAATAACGTTGAGGCTTACGTGCCGCCCACATTAGATCATCACCATCACCTGACTGTAAGAAGTCATTGGCATCTTTGTGCTTAGACATTGGTACATACCAGAACTTATCAGGGAATGCAGAGTATAGTTTATCTGCAGCTCTACGTCCTGCATCATCAAGCTCACCTGCATAGATGATCTCTTTGAATGAAGATAAGTAAATATGATTGTGCTTGATAAACTTCTCACCAATAGATGCACTAGGTAGTGACTTAACTGGAAATGTCTTACCTAGTATTTGGTATAGACTTGCCGCATCAAACTCACCTTCAGTAAGGTAGATACGTTTGCTTGAGCCTGAGTTAAACTCTGGGCCAAACAAATGATTCATACCCATACCTCTATCTTTAGTCCACGTCTTAGACTTGTCTGACACTAGCCTGTACTTGACTGTGTGTGGGTACTTGTACGCATACCTGACTGCTTCACCTTTATCACCAGTCTGTAATTGTATTCCAAAAAGCTCACAGACATCAGGGTCAATAGACCTGATACCATTGTAAGTTCCACCCGTTACGGGTATTTCCATAGGCTTTCTCCTTTCCTTGAGAGGGTACTCCTGCTTGACCCAATCATATGTTTGTGACATATCCTTAGATGGATATGATCTACTACAGGAATGACATTGACCATAGCCATCATCATTCCAATTAAACGCATCGCTT